GTGCAAGGATTTGCAGTCCTCTGCGTAACCACTCCGCCACGAGGCCGTCCGTTTGCTTAAAAGCGAGTGGTGGCGGGGATTTAGACGGCAGCCACGAAAACCGCAAGAGGGAATTTCTGAAATCCGTCCTTTTAATTTTCTGAAATGCTGTTTCCGTTCGGTTCTTCCACGCTAATTTGATCTCGGCAGCTGCCGTCATATGGAGTTGGAGATCGTGAGCCATGGATCGTATCTTGATAGCCCTGCTGGTCCTACTAGCTGGCCTCACCATGGCAGGCATGGGCATGCGTGTCTGGGAGTTGCTTTAATTGCAAACCGCAGCAGATAGTTCGACGACGGTTGGAGCAGCACCTGCGGCGCCAAGCTCAGCAGGCACATTTTCAGTACCCTGCTCCTCTGCATGGTGGCTGATACTCTTAGGATCGACCGGAGCCGAAAAAGCCTGTAAACTCCGAAGGCTGCGGACAATCTGGCAATGATTTTCCCGCAAGAGGCTAATGGATATCAACTTCACACCGTTGTAATATTCGAATGCAACTGCTAATGGATACCCCCCCTCCCCATTGAGAAGCCGAACATGAAATCAAGGTCAGTTATTATCGCATCAAGCAATTTGGCCGTATCCGAAATCAACTATGAATCCATCCCCAAAGATTCCTCGATTATAAGGTGCGGAAACTTCTACGATGAGGAGTTCTATTCTCTGGGGAGAACGGTCGATTACTGCCTCATCTCCGAGACAAGCGATTCCGAGTTAAAGAGGCTATCTCAAATTCACTACAGCGGCGCCTACGATGTGAGAGAATACCTATACTCGGGCGATACAGGCAATTACGCGGCTCGCATGTTGCGTCGACAACCCGCTCTAGCCAAATCTACAGATTTCCTTTGTGATCTGGCCAACCATCCGAGAGTAGCGCACTATTTCATGTCCGGGGCGCGGCCAGCACCGCCCCTTCATATGCTGGCATGGTCGCTGATAAGGGGAGCCGATCGAGTGTATCTCATCGCTCCAGAGCTTTATGGTGATGCCCGAAACTTTGCCTTTGTGGAGCCAACATACCTGAGCACTTCAAACAGAGGGGGATCAGGGAGCGCTGGCGACCGCACCATTATGTCAGTGAACTATGCCTTTCTCGATATGCTGATCAAGGAGTTCCCGACAGCGCGAATCTTCCACGGAACGACGCACCATCCTGCCAATATGCCCCTATTGCCACCGATCAAACTGCCCGTTGGAGAGCGGCTGGCCCCTGCACCAAAAATCGTTAGCAGATCTGGCGGATACACAATTCCCGGAACCGGAAAGGAAAGCCCCTACTACAAGGTCCGCAGAAATCGGACGACAGGCAAGGAGGAGCGGTGCGCATACGTAACGTTCTGTGATAGCCCTGGCTACTTGTTCGGCGCGCGCGCGCTCGCGAACAGTTTGGCGAAGCACACGGACACACCTTTAATCATCATGACGCCTCATGACTTTAAGGTCTCAGGATCGACGTTCCAAAGCCCAAATGTTCGCGTTATTCCCGTACAGAGGATCAAAAACCCTCACACTCCCCTTGAGCACCTGGCGCGCTTCGAACATACTTTCACAAAACTGAATGTATTTGGACTGGATTTTTTAGATAAGGCGACATTCTTAGATAGTGATGTTATTGTATTACGGAATATTGATGAGCTTTTTGACATCGATAATTTCGCCGCGTCACCAGATCATGGCATCGATCTAATGGCGATGGATTTCAACTCGGGAGTATTTGTATGCCAACCATCGAGCAATCTTCTTTTACTTCTACTCGACCAAGTTACCAAAACACAAAGCTATGATGGCGGTGATCAGGGTTTTCTAAATGAGATGTTTCCCGACAGAACACTCCTTCCGCATCACTTCAACGTTCTGAAAAGGGTGGAAAGTTCGCTACCCGCTCTTTTTGACCAGAACACGGTTGCGGTTCTACACTATGTCGGAGACAAGCCTTGGTCAGCCTCACTCACGAGACAGTGGGATCACCTTGATCGTCTCTGGTTCCAGATGCTCGGCCCTGAAGAATGTATTGACTTCATTCTGTGGTTGAAGGGACAATATGCAAAACATTCCCCCGCCAAAAAATCTCCGCCGCCCTCCACTAAGAAACCTCCGCCGGGAGTGCAGCCGCAACGCGCTGAAGACCTGCTGCAGATGCGGAAGTATGACGAAGCTCTTAAGGCTGTGCTGCCAATCCTGAAAGAGAATTCCAGGTCTGTGAAGCACCTTGAGATCGCGCGGGACGCGCACTTAGGGAAGCGGCAGTACTTAAAGGCGTTGAAGAGGCACTTGAGACTTCGCAAGGTCCAACGCCAGCGCAAAGCCTCCAATTGATTCTTGACCGAGGACTACCAGTGAAAAATCGTGAACTACGCACAAAAGATGCGAAACCCGCTTCCCCCTCCCTCTGGAAACAGGCGTCTAAGGCCACCAAGAAACTAATCGTCTGCACAGGAATTTTCAGCTTCATTCATGCATTGAGCGCAAACCCGACCGGGGAGAACGAAGAAATCTGGGTATTGGTTATATTCCAATACGATCCTGCCAAGGACGCCGAAACGATCAAAAAGATTCGCGCGATCAGACCTCGGGCGAATGTGAAGATTCTTCACGAGCCCAGCAAATACATTGCGCAGCTTTCAGACCGGGGCTTCATGCAGGGCTTTTGCCCAGAGGCGACGGAAATTCGGATTTTCTTTACACATCAATCTTGGCTGCACAACGCCCTTTTCTCGTCCTATCCAACCGCCGATGTGATCTTCTCTGAGGAGGGCACTGCTTCATTTTATCCTGGTCTTCTAGAGAAATTTTCCGCGAGAAATAGAATTAAGACCATCTGCATTACTGAATACTTCGGTAAATTTAAGCCTCAGGTCTACACACAGGCCCCGAATCTAGTTTCGAGTCCTAACCCTGGGACTCTGCGCACCTTGATTGATCGCATACCGAAGCCAGACGCCGCCCTTCCTGAATTTTCTCTGCCGACAGTAATTCTTGTTGAGCAATACTTCCACAAAAAAGGAAAACAGATAGACATAGACGAAGTCGTCAGCCTCTACGCTTCCGCGGTAAAAGAGATTATAAGAAAAGGGTATGCAGTACTTTACAAGCCACACCCGAGAGAAGAGTTTGGTCTTTGGACACAAGTCATTGGCCAATTGACAGACGCTGAAAGCGGGAGATTCGCTGTTCTCCCGTATACCATTGATGTGCTTGAGTCAGTACTATCACAGCTCAAACCTCGCGCCATTGTCGGCGTGAACTCGACGACGCAACTGACTAGCCCGCACTACTACGAAATTCCCAGTTTCAGAATAGAAACAGACCTTCCTCTCCGGATGTGCCGAGATCTTTCAATCGAGCGTCGCGGCCTAATCTGTAACCATTTTGCCTTCCAATCGCTCCTACCAGCTCTGTCATCCCTGCCAGCGTCCGACGAAGCAGTGACGCCTTGGCAGGTTTTCGTCAGCCATGTGGCAGGGCGGCCATCCACTGTGGAAGATCCGCTGATTGCGGGGATCGCTGCATCTGATTTCAGCAATGATTATGTGCAGCTCATAGAGCAGATAATCGATCCCACGATAAAGGTGTGCAGTTTTGACGTATTTGACAATCTGGTGTGGCGCCCGGTCACTCACAGCTCCGACATATTTCCTCTGCTTGATAGACGTTTCAAGCACGAACTCGGAAACTTCCTGCGTTTCTCAACTCTCCGTTCCAGTCTGATCGAGGCGCTACGACAGCACGATCGCCGGCGGGGGATCGAGAAGGAGGAGTACTCGCTCGAAGAAATTTATGCTTTCGCCGCCACAGCCTATCATTTGCCGGGGCACGTCACGGAGGCAATGAGGATCGCGGAGGAGCAGCTTGAGCGAAGCATATTGCGGCCGCGGCGGCCCGCAATTGCCCTCATGATGATCGCATTGCGCGCGGGGAAGACGGTCGCCTTGACCAGCGACACCTATTTTCCCGAAGAAGACCTCCGTTGTCTGCTAGCTCCGAGCCTCCCCTATCTTCCGGAAATCGTACTCTCGTCAACCTCCGTAGGGGTGACGAAGCGGACGGGCGCGCTATTTGACGAGCTTATTGCGCGCACAAATGTTGAACCATCACAGATCCTGCACATCGGCGACAACGAGCATAGCGATGTGAAGGTGCCAGCCGAGAAAGGAATTAGATCTGCTCACTTTCCAAACCCGTGGGATTGCTTTCGTCGTAAAGGCACGCGGCTATCTGACGTCTGGGACAGCGTCCGCATGGAAACGGGCACACGGCTTACTCTGGGGCAGTTTGCGGGCCGCTATTTTGAGAACCCGTTCCGGCCATCCGACCCCGAGGCCTTGTTGAACGGAGACTCGTATTGGCTGGGCTATGCAGGCGTCGGACCTGCTCTTCTCTCCTGGATGCAGTGGACGCTCCAAGAAGCAGAAGATCTGGGCGTTGATCGGCTGCTGTTCATTGCCCGCGACGGGTACGTGCCCCTCCAGATCGCGAGTATGCTTCAGAAATACACCGAGGTCGGCAAGGGTATTGACTTACGTTACTCTTACGCAAGTCGAAAAGCCTACATGCCTGTCTATCAAAACTCTCCCGCAGAGGTCAGCTTCACCCGGTTTGCCCATGGCTTGGATCCCAGGAACTCTGTGGAGAAGACCCTCGTCAATCGCTTTGGCGAATCATCATTGGCACTTTTCGGAGGTCACTTCGCCTCAAACGGTTTCAATGACCTGGGGGCGCCAATTACCCGCGCCAAGATCGGGCTTTTCAACGATCTGCTCACATCTATCAGTGGCGACATGGTCCGTCATCGCGCAGAAGCCAATCAAGTGGCGAGAGAATATCTGCAGAGCCAAATCGAAGGGGCAAAACGCGCGGCGGTTGTCGACATCGGCTACAGCGGCTCGTCTCAGAGAGCCTTCATGCTTGCGACAGGTGGACGAGTCGACGGATTCTATCTGGTGACCATGGAACACAACGTAGAATATGCCAATACACTGGATTACCGCGCCAAGGACTTCACCGGAGAGTTTGAGTTCTTCAGGAACGGCGCGTTCATGGAGTACCTCATCACACCGCATGGGCTCCAGGAGTGTGTGGGTTATGAGACTGCCTCGGATGGGAGGCCCCGCCCAAGATTCGGGGAAGCAAAGGCGTTCGACCCTATTGTTGATTCTGTGCACGAGGGCATCCAGGATTTCCTTGAGGATGTTGAGGACACCTTTGGGGAAAACGTCGGGATGCTAAAGCAGCGGGCCGTCAACGGTTGCCGCATGCTGAAGGCTTTTGTCTCTTCGCCTTCAAAGAAGGACGTGGCGCCGTTCGCCAATTTGAAACATGAGGACGATATTGGCTCTGCGCGTCCCCGTCTCCTCGACTATTGGGCACAAGGCCTTGCTGTCGCAAATGAAACTAAATAAAGCCCCTCGGCAGCAATGAGCTTTTCAGCCCTCGAACAGCTCACATGTTCACCTTGCATATTAAGGAGATGGCCATGGTGTCATTCCCAAAGAACAGCCTCTCGGTTCCGAACGAGATCGAGCGTATCCTTCGGCATTTTCAAGGTCGCCTTCACGAGGATTGCTATATTATCGGAAACGGCCAGTCCTCAGCCGAGGTTCGATTGAGCGATGAGCAGATCCAGGAGTCTGTAATATTCCGCACCAACTGGTTCTTCCTGGAAAGCGAGCAGTTTTACGGAAATCGAGTCGATGGCTTCTTCTGGTCAGTAGATAATAAGGGCCTTCGAGACAATCTTTCCGAAATACAACGACTGGATCGATATCAAATCGGGGCCTTCTTCCAACCCTTTCAGGCTTCGAACCTGAGAGAGAAAGTGATAACTGACGGAGCAGAGGATCTGTTACCCAATTTTGACCATTGGGCAGTTATCGCTTCCAATGCGACGCTGGGGCGATTCATGATGGGTCGTCCGCTCCCGACACAAGGGATGCAGATGATTGCCACCGCGGCCATCATGGGCTTCAAGAAGATATACATTGCTGGCATTGATCTGTATAGCGACCTCTCCAAACGGTACGCTTGGGACGTCCCTGACCATATACGGGCCCACCTTCAGGATAAAGACACAGCCGCTGGCTATGAAGAAAAACATAGCTTGGACCTCGATTTGCACTTTCTTCGCGCCGTCCGAGAGCAATATGATTTCGAGCTGATCGGGCTTTCCAATATGGAGATACTGGCACCCTATCTCGACAGAAAGGAACGGCGTCAGGCCCCTCCGAGATCAACTTCGAGTGTCGATCAGAAGAACACCTACGTGACCCTGGCTGATGGACCCTACGCTCTGGGTGCAATGGCACTTGCTCGGTCTTTGGCCAATTTGACCGAGGTGCCTCTGCTCGTTCTACACACTGATGAACATATCCCGAGAATGCTGCAACACCTCCCGAATGTGACGACACGGAAGGTCGACCCCATCGACAACCCACACAGCCATGGTCAGAGTCGGTTCGCCGGCACATTCACAAAACTGCGCGTCTTTGAGCTGACAGAGTATAGCCGAGTTACCTTCATTGATGCCGACTGCGTTGTATTGAAGGACATTAACAATCTATTCGAAGAGGACGGCTTCTGGGCTGCACCTGACTGGGGTATGGAGTTGAATCTTCAATTCAACAGTGGAGTATTCAGCTTTTCCCCCACGGAAATTCTAAGAGACAAGGTAATGTCCGCTGTCACCGTTGCCGAAAGCTCGGACGGGGGCGACCAGGGGTTTCTTAACAGCGTTTTGGGGAATGAGGTTCACTGGCTGCCCCCTGAGTACAATACGCTTAAGCGGTTGCTCACTCATCATCCAAACTTGATTAATTTGAACGATGTCAAGGTTCTGCATTTTGTTGGCGACAAGCCCTGGGACATGCGCAAGCTCAGGCCAGAATACGCTGTGCTTGAAAAAACTTGGCTTTCGTTTCTGGAAACAGCGGACCTCAGACATCTTTTCTGGGCAAACAAGACGCTGGGCACAAAAACACTAGCGAGTAATTCCCCCGCAGGTCAAAAACTCGCAACCACGGAATTCAAGACGCGACTGCAGTCCTACGACCCGGTACGCAGGACAGTTGTCGCAATTGGTGATAAGGTGCTTCCTCCAGCTTTCGCCAGACCAATCGACCGCTTCTTGAAAAAGGTAGGTATCCTATGATCTCTAAATTCGTCGAGGCTCTCCGCGTGTTCTTCGTCGGACTGTTTGGCCATGGCCACCATCACGACGAAGAACACGAGAGAGAAACTGTACGACATCGAAATGGCAGACATCGATCAGCAGCGGCAGATAAACCGCTATGCTGAGTAGCTGATTACGTACCCGCCCCAATCCGTCCGATACGGCTGATTGTTGACAAATCCCGTCACCCAGAACGCCTTATCAGCAGCACCGCTCATTCTGATCGAAAAGGTGCTGTTCGAAAGATGCTTTCCGCTGTAGGAAACGGGCGAGAAGTCGTCTAGCATGATCAACGGGAACCAGCGCTGGTGCCCAGGGTCTTTCTTGAGTCGTAAGATCGAAACGCCCGCCCGACGGCCGCGAAAACCGTGAAGCTGCTGTCGCTCCAGTCCACGACACCGACGCTGGTAACGTGGCCGATGATCTCTGCCGCGCCCAGTCCACGAAACCGCCCCGCATGCATCACGTCTCGCTCGCCGTCATCGATCGAGGCCACTTGGCGGGAGCCGGCCTGCTCAATACGGAGCTCGACGGTCGGCAAGCGGTCATAGACGATATTCGGCGAGCCGAACGCATCCGACCTATAATTCGCCGTTTCCGTCGCCATGGCGATGTGCACCACGCCTTCGTTGTAAACGCAGGCGCCAACACCGACGCCGTTGCCGGTGTCGCCCTGGCTCTCGTTTGCAAACCACAGCTTGCGGTATTCCTTGATCTTGACGGCCGCAACGCCATTGATCTTCACATCGGCGACCGAGCCCGTAAACATATAGGCCGGTACCTCGCCCGCCTGCATCGTGCCCGCTGTGCCACGCACTCGGTTGCCGGTGGTCACGGCATAGAGCGTATCTGTCTCCCGGTCGATATCGACGCCGAACGGCGCATAACGGAAGTCGTTCGCCGTGCCAGAGAAGTTCAGGCGCAGCGTGAAACTGTCGATATCATCGTCCGACCAGAACAGCCCGCCATATTTGTCCGGCTCGTTGGTTCGCAGAAAGCCCATCACCGTGCCGTCGCTGGCAGTGGCGAACGCAGGTTCTCCGCGCTCGTGGTCCGTCGTGATCGTCGTCATTTTTGCGAGCGTCGGCGTCCCGTAGATCAGGCCGGTCACCTTGATGATGGAGGGGCCAACAGTGCCTCCGGTCACACCGACATACATCGCGCCGCTCGCGTCACCCAGGACAGGCGCGGCGCCGTGGAAATAGAACGGGTTTGCGCCGGTACGGGTTGTCCCGGGGAAGGTGGTGACTTCCGTGTAGATCGTATCACCGCCGAACAGATGCTCGACCAGGGAGGATTCCTCCCTGAACCGGATAGTGAAGTCCGGAGTTGTCGTCGCGTTGGCGGTCGCATTGCCACCGGGCTGGAATTCGAACCAGTCCGGCCCGACAGCGGTGACAGTCTTGTCGCCGGAGACATTAAGACCGGATATCGGTCCGGCAGCGTTGGTGATGTTGATGATGCTGCCGACCAGCACACCATGCTCCGGGCACGCACCGACGCGGACCCTCGGCTCTCCGTTCCAGACCTGCAGGAACATGTTGCTGGCATCGACGCCGGTAACGGGATTGTTCTTGCGTTCGCGGCGCTCGTAGAGGCGGGTCGAGTAGATCGTCGCACCGACAATTGCCGCATCATTGTGCGCGCCGGAGTGGATGCGCGCGACCAGGAACAGCCGGCCATGCACGATGGTCGCCGCCCAGCAGCTGCGCGCCTGTCCCGCCGCTTGCAGGATGCGGTCACGGGTCGGCCAGGACGACCCATTGTCGGGCGAACGCACGATCCTGACATGCATGTCGCTAGCCTCATGGCCGCTGCCTTCCATGACAATGAAGAAAATCGAGCCGTTGTAGCGCAGGCCGTTCTTGCCCTGTGGCCAGTTGTAGTGTTGCGCGCCGGAGAACAGCAGGCGACTTGGCTCGCGCCGAAGCTTCAGGGCATCGAGGCGCACCGTGCCGCCGCCCTCGCCGGCGCCTGGCACCACCCATGTGCCGTTGACGGCCGGTCCCGCTGGCACGTCCGTCACTGCATAATCGCCCTCGCACAGATCGATCACCAGCCCAGGCAGATCCGCACGCAGCGCATCGAACTTCGCACTGTCTAGCGTGGCACCGTCCGCCGCCATTTCGCGCAAAGGGTCCTGCAACGCCGTATCCGCCTTCGCCCCCTGCGCCGCCGTTGCAAACTCCGCCGCCGCAGCGAGCGCCGCGCTGCCCAGCCCCAGATTATCCCGCCCCTGCGCCTGCTGCGGCGCGGTGAGCCCCTGTGCGCCGTCCACACGCACCCGGTTGCCCAGCGCGGTGGAAACGGTCGTCGCAAAATTCGGGTCGTCGCCCAGCGCCGCGGCCAGTTCGTTCAACGTATCAAGCGTCGCCGGCGACGAATCCACCAGCCCGGCCAAGGCGGCCGCGACATCGGCCGGCGTCGCCTTGCCCGCCAGCGCGTCGATGAGCCCCGTGATCGTGCCGAGCGCCTGCTCGCCGGTATGGCTCGCACGGTCCCTCAGCGCCGCGTCGGTGGCATTGGCCGTGGCGTCGGCGGCGATCCCGTCTAGCTTCGTCTTGTCCATGGCAGAGAGCAGCCCCGGCTCGGTCGTCGTGCCCTCGCCGATCGTTGCGACCAGCCCGTCTCGCAAGGTCCCCGTATCGTTCGTGAGGTCGAAGAGAAATGCGTCCTTACTCTGCACCTTGGTCATGCGGCTGCCTCCAGGGGGGCGTAGACATAGGCCCCGTTGTGATCGATCAGATAAAGTTCGGTATTGCCGGTGCGCACGACCCAGCCCATGCCAGCCGGCGGGTCTTCAGTCGGCACATCCGGGGTCCAGACATAGGCGCGCCCTAGTGCCAGGCGCGGTCGGTTGAATTGCAGCGAGGCCATGGGCGCTATTCCGTCTGCACTTCGGCGCGCAGGCCTTCGTCGCCCTGCGGCCAGCCGAACACGCTGGTCGTGCCGTCGAGGAAAGTGCCGCCATAGGGCTTGAGATTGGTGATCGTGCCGAAGTCATATTCAGGCGTGCCGGGCGAGGCGTCCGGATCGGGAATGGCCGTCGGCGCGGCCCCCGTGGTAGTCGCGATATAGAGCGTGCCGGTCTTCGGCAGGTTGACGAGAACCGAGAGCTTGGCGGCCGAAAGCTCGGTCCACTGGTTGGCCTCGCACCAGATGCCCTTCCACAGAGCGGTCATGGTAAATCCTTTCCCCCGGCCAGCGGCGCGGGTTCCTGTTGATGTTCGATTGTTGGGTTTGGTGAGCTAGATCAGTCCGAGCTTCACTGCGATCCACTTCCAGAAGGCCCCGAGCGCGCCGCCCAGAAAGGTGAAGATCATCGCCCACATCATCTGCATACCGATGAAGCGTTCGCGCCATTTGCGGATGTCGGATATGGTTTTCGCATCGGCATCCATGCGGGCTTTCAAATCGCCGACATTGCGCCGGCTTTCTGCCGCGTCCATCCGGATCTGTTCGAGCTCCTTGTAGATGCGCGCATAGCGCTTCTCGCTCTTTTCCGTCTGGTCCTCGACGGCGCCGACGAGCGCGTCGACCTTCCCCTCGAGGCGACCGATCGCCCGCTCGGAATTCGCCTCGGTCATTTCGCCCCCTGCCCTTCGATCGCCTCGAGCCCGCGCACGAGCGTTGCGTTTCGGTCGCGGCAATCAGCCAGCGCCCTGCGGTCCCGGCCCCAGAGCCGCCATTGTTCCTGAGGGTCGCTTGCGGCCGAGGGTGGAATGGTCACCGGGTCCGCGCATGGCGTCCGCGCCGCCAGCGGAACGGCGGCCGCACGGGTGTCAACGGCGACCAATCGCGTTGAGCTGGTCGCGCACCCGGCCAGGCATAGGAGCGCAGCCATTGTTGTCGTCTGAAGCCGCATGGCTGGCCCTTTCCTGATCGATGATGTCATTGAGGTCGTCGAGCTGCTCGGCATGGTCCCGCTCGGAGGAGATCCGCTCAGCCTCGGCCGCGTCGATCGCGGCCTGTGCCTCTGCTTGTCTCCGTTCGGCAGCAATCTCCGCCCGCCGGCGAAGCTCCTCCCATTCCGCGCGCTCAGCCGCGGCGCCAGCTTCCCTGCCCGCCCGCTCGGCCTCGCCTACGCGACCCTCGACCAGGTCGCCGATCAGCGGCACATAGGTGATGACGGTCCCGATATAGCGGAGGTCGCGGATCGGCCCGATCCCCTCGTAATAGACGAGCAGCAGAACGATCGACAAAAGGATGACATCCCAGGCAGCCAGGGCCGCCCGGAGGCGTAGAAGAATAGCGGTCATGGTCTGCTCCCGCAGGCGTCCGGTCAGCCTGCCACAAGATGGCGCTAATAAAGTGATCACTTCCGGTCGACCCGCCAGTAGGCCGGAAACGCCGTCTTCAGCATCACCCCCTAATGTGCTGAAGACGGCACCTATTCTCGCCGTTCCGGCCGCTGTTCATCGGCGGCCGGCGGCGCATAGGGCAGCGCCCGGCCGGTGCGCCAGATGGCGATCACGTCTTGCACGGTGGCAAAGCCGGTATAGCCAAGCACCAGCAGTCCAATCAGCAGCAGAAGGCCAGAGGCGATCAGCCGGTTCAGCTCGCTATCCAGTGCGTTGACCAGGCCGTTGATCTGCCACAGGCAGAAGGCCGTCACCGCGAAGATGACGATCCGCCGCCAGCGCCAGGAGGGCTCGCCTGTTTTCATGGCCATGGTCATGATTCCTTCTCGAAGTCCGGGAGATCGACGGTCTGGCCGGCGAGCGCATGGGTGCAGTCGCCGAGAAACTGAATTCGGCCATCCCTTACGAAGGAGTGGCAGACGAGCGGCCTTGGTTCGAATGGTTGCCCGGCCATGATGGAGGCGTGCTCTTCGTCGGTCAGCGGCTGGGTGCCTCTGACGAGGATCGAGGGAGAGAAGGTCGGATGGTCGGCGTCACCATTATAGCCCCAGCGCGGCCCTGGTCCGGCGCCGATGCTGACCTGATGCGCACCGTCGCAACCAGGGCACCAGAACATCAGGCGCCCACCTTCCAGCGACCGCAGCTTGTTGGAGATCGCTGCCATGGTCACAACCTCGCCGCCTGAACATGCATCCAGTCGAAGTCCCGCGCACGGCCGAGAGAAAGCCAACCCTCCCTTTCCCACTCGGCCCAGAAAGGTACAGCGTCCTGATGCGAGAGCCGCGCCAGCGGCGCACCCCACTTGAGCTGATTGCGCTCCGGATCGAAGTCGATGGCGATACCCCAGGAGTGCATCGAATAGCTCGAGCCGCCGCGCATCCGCCGCACATTGAGCGAACCGCCGAAAAGGTTGATGCCGAGATTGGCCCGCTCGGCGGCAGAATAGAGGCCGGCAACCCGCTGCAGGACGCGCAGCGCCGACGGCGCCACGCGCTGATGCAACGTCATCTTGCGGATCCGCGTGCCCTTGTCCCAGGCCAGCACCATGTCGAACGGGATCTCGATCTGCGTCTGGTTCTGTCCGACGGGGCCGTAATAGTGCATGCACTCGGCCTGACGTGGCCAGATAGTCGTCGACGGCAGGAAGCTCTCCTTGGCCGGAGCCACATCCCGGTCGGGAATGCCGGCCTTGGTCTCCGGCAGCACGGTCGAGGAAGGCGTGCGCAGCATGGCGACGGTCGACCCGTCCGCCTTGCCCGTCACCTCCATCCCTCGCGCCTTCTGAAAGGCCTTGAGGGCTGCGACGGTCTTCTCTCCGATAACGCCGTCGATCGGCCCCACCGGGAAACGGTGCGCCGTCAGCCGGCTTTGCAGCCACTGTTCAAAAGTCATGACAATGTCCTCTTGGTTAAACCCTTACCGGCTGTCCTGGCCGGCGCTGCCCTGCGGCTCTCCGAGCGAGAGCGCGGTGGTATATCCCGACGACCGCGAAAGCTCGTCTGTCACGGATGTGATCGTGTAGCTGCCATCCACCCCGGCGCGCAGGCCCGCAAGCACCGCCGTCCCGCCCGGCTGGCCGGTGGCGTCACCATTGATGGTGACCGTGCCGCTCGCCTTGTCGCGATTGGCCTTCTCGGCGCCCGCCTTTGCCCGGCGCTTGGCCGTGTCCTTGTCGGCGGCGGAAAACACCGCCTGCCCGTCCGCGTCGACCGTGTCGCCGCTCGCATAGCGCTCCGCCAGCCGCTTGGCATCGTCGAGGTCGTAATAGCTCTCGACCTTCTCTTTCAGCCGCGGCCGATCGGTCACCGGCGTGAAGCCAGAGGCCGAGATCAGCACTTCGCGCGTGATGGTGATCGCCGACAGCCCGGCCCCAGAGGCCGAGGCACCATAGGGCACAAACACCCCGCGCTTGCCCTCGATCCGGAAGACCGCCCCATGCTCGCGCGCCAGCCGCTCGCCAAAGGCAATGAAGCTTTCGGCATCCATCGCCTCCCAGTCCGGAATGACCGAGGCGAAGTCCTGATGCACCTGCATCGAGATCCCCGCCTGTTCACCTGCTTCCTGAAGAATGCTCGACAGCGGTTTCTTTTCCCAATGCTTTTCTTGCGGCTGCTTCGCCTTGCCTTTGAGGGAGACGGAGCGCGCCGTGACGGCCAGAACCGCCCCGGCCGAGCGAGACAGCGACCAGCTGGCGGTGTCGACCTCCCCGTCGAATGTGCGGATGGCCCCGCCCTCGCGGCCGAGCTCCACATGCACGGGCGTCCCCGTCTCCGGCCAGCGCAGCGCCCCGCCTTTATCGTCGAGGTCGAACCGCGCGGTGTCCGCCGTCTGGTCAGTACCCTTGGTGATCGCCACCGAGAGCAGGATCGGCAGAAACCGCGACCGTCGACCACGCGNCCGCCCACCGAGACAAGAAAGTGAACCCTGACCGCCCATCAGTCGAACAAGCCCACCACCTTGGTGCTGGCCACCGTCGCCTCGAGCGCGGATTTGACCGGGACGGTGATCACGGTCCCGACCGGAAGAAAGGCGCCGCGACGCGCCAGGTCCTGGTTGAGCGCCCAGACGCGCTCGCAGGCGCCGGGAATGACGGCACGATAGTGCCGCGCCAGCAGTCCGGAGAGCGTCAGCCCTTCGCGGCTGACGGTAATGGTCTCGGTGTCGCTCATGACAAGAGGCTCCACAGCGCAGAGAAATAGCCCTGGCCGGTCGGCTGGCTCGTCTTGGCGAGGTCAATGCTCATGTCGACCATCTGCCCCACACCGCGCGCGTCGAGATAGCTGTGGCCGTCGCTGATCCGGGTGATGACATACCAGCCGAACACCCGGCCGTCGCCGCGCACCAGGAGCTGCGGCAATCCCGTCGCCTGCGCGCTGCGCAACACATCGAGCGAGGAGAGCCGCCCCAGCTTCTGCGGCACCAGCCGTCCGGCCAACGCCATGCGCTCCACACCATCGCCCATGTCTTCCAGCGGCGGCATGGCGCCGATCACCGGCTTTTCGGCAAAGTCCCGCACCGTCTCGTGCGTCACCCCGTCGAGGTTGAAGCGGAGGTCAAAGGCCACCGGCCCGATCTGCATCAGCATGGTTTACGGATCCACAAATTGGCCATTGGCCTGTTCCTGCACCACCTGCCCCGTCGGCCGCCCGCCGCCGGCATTGGCGAGAAGCGCACCGAGCGAACCCTGCACCTTGGCGAGAAAGCTCTGGGCGATTGCGGCGCCGATCCCCGACGCGCTCGCCTGCATCGTGGCGGCCGCCTTCTCCCCGGCTTTTCCGCCGCCCTCGGCGATCTTGTCCGAAGCGGTGCTGCCGGCCTCGACCAGACCCCTGAAATCCAGAAGATCGCCTGCCTTGGGCGCCAGCGGCGCGTATTCGCTCGGTTCCTGCGGGCCATAGCTGCCCCGCGAGGGATAGAGCCCCGTCCGGTCAAGGCCGGCGCTCACGCCCGGCCCACTCGGCCGCGCCGAGGGAAAGGGGATGCGCCCGGTTTCGGGCCCTGCGCCTAAGCCTTCGGGCACGAAGCCAGGACCATATGAACCCCGCCCCGGATAACGGCTGGAGATCGCTCCACCCTGCCTGCGTCCGAGTTCGGTCCGAATATCATCGAACACCGTGCCCGCCTGCCCTCGCCCGACCTTGGCCAGTGCCTCGCCATAGGCGAGATTGATCCCGCGCCGCCCTGCATCGGGGTACAGCTTGCGATACTCCTTTTCGAAGTCGGCGCGCTGCCAGGCGCGTTGCTCGGGGTCGAGATCCTTGACGGCGCGCGACCGCGCCTCGGCGTCATCGATCGTCTGCGTGAGATCCTCAAGGACCGGGTTGGCCACCGTCGCCACCCCGGACCCAAGCTTGGTCATCAGCTCACCCCAAAGGTTCGACATTGTCTGGATCTTGGAAGCGCTGTCGGCCGCGATCTGGTTGAAGTCCTTGAGCGCCGTCCCGTCGACGCTCGAAAAGCTGCGCACGAGGGCTTCCATCTCCGGGCGCTGGGTAATCAGCGCGCGCATGCCCTTCTGGAACTCGGCGTCGGTGAAGAGCTTTGGCAGCTTGGACAGGTCGCCCTTGGTGGCGATCATCGTCATGTCGAGGAAGACGTCGAGAACGTCGCGACCTTCCTTCTTGGCCTTTTCCAGAGCGGCGGGAAGGTCCACGCCCATGTCCTTGAACTTCTTCGCCGTCTCCTCGGAATAGACCTTGTTGAGCACATTGCCGAGATAGGTCGCAGCCTCCGAGCTGGAGCCCGCCTGGTTGCGCATCACCTGCAGCATGGCGACGACCTTGCGCAGGCCGTCCGTCCCCTTGTATCCCATGGCCGCCATCGCCGGCAGGATCGAGGGCAGATACTGCGCCATGTCCTTGAGCTCGAATTTGCCGGCCTTGCCGCCCGCGACGAGGATATCGAAGGCGCGCTGCATGTCCTCGGCGCCGATCTTCAGCGACCCGGACATCGAGTCGGCGGTCAGCGCCACGTCATTCATCGCCGCGCCCGAGGCCTGCGCCGTCAGTGCCACCGCCGGCAGGAAGGCAAGGGACTCATCGAGGCTGCGGCCCGACGCAACCAGCGCCTCAAGCCCCCCGACGACATCGTCGAAACTTGTTCGCGTCTGATCGGCCACCGCCTGCAGGCGGCGGATGGTCGGGTCGATCGCGCCGGCCCCCTTGTCGGCATTGACGACGATACGGTTTACCCTCCGTTCGAGATCGGCGAAATTGGTATAGGCCTTGGCCGCGATCACCCCGCCGATCGCAACGCCTGTCCCGATGCGGCTGGCGAGCAGCATCATCTTCTGGCGGCGTGCTTCGTCGGCGGCTTCGCGCTCCATCATCAGCCGTTCCATCGCTCGGTCGCGGCTGGAAAGCCTGAGGTTGCGATCTGCCAGCATATAGTCGCGCTCGGCCCGCTTCAGACGGTCCATATTGCCGATGATGGCTTGGGTCTTGGCGCCGGTCTTGTCGACCAGGTCGACGACCAGCGATGCGGTCAAGCGGCTCAAGGTCTCACTCCTCGCCCGTTACGAAAGCGGGCACGAGATCGCGATAGATCTGGTGCAGGGCGGCCGCGTCCGGCCATTTCAGCCGGGCGAACACGGCCGGATGCAGCCCGCTCAGCCGGCAGATCATGCCGCGATTGCCGGCAATCTCTCCGGCAAAGAAGGCGTCGATATCGCCCTGCTCCGGCAGGCGCAGCGTCACCCGGTCGATGAGATCGCCATTCACCCGCGGCGCGTGCAGGAGGTGATAGACGCGCCCGCCACGGGCCTCGTCGTCATAGGCGACGACGGGCTCGTCATCCTTTTCCGTATCATCCTCTTCGATAAGGTAACGGTCTTGGGCCGTCACCACGAACTGGTCGAGGTCGATCATCACCGGCTCGGACGCCATCGTCGGGCCCCGATCCTCGACGGCTGCCGTCTCCGCCCCGCCGGCGAGCGCCTCGCCGAGCGGGTCGTCATGTCTCTGGCGCCGGATCATCATTCAATCCCCAGCGCAACGCGCATGGCCTGCGTCTCGTCATTGCCGAACTGCCGCACGACGGACGAAAAATAGTCCAGGTAGAACCACTCCCGGCCGTCGACATGCAGCTCGTAGCGCGTCACCTCGGTGATGCCGTGGTCGTGACCGAAGGCCGAGGCCCGCTCGAAGGCGTCGGCTGCGAGCCGGCCGATGATGCCGCGCACGATCGCCTTGGCCTGCAGGATCTTGCCGGTCTCCTTGTTGCGCAGCCCGCCATAGATCGTGAAGCGCTGCGGCTCCTTCGACCCGATCCCGAGCAGGCGGTAGGAGCTTTCGGAAAAGCCGGCGAGCTTGAAACTCGGCTCGAGCGCCCGATAGGCGTTCATCGACCAGTTGACCTCGGATACCGCACCCCCGCCCAGATGCGAGGCGGTGACACGCTCCAGCGTCGGCAGGCCAACCGACGACAGCTTGATATGGTTGGAATCCTCCGGGTTCGCGTCACCGAGGAAGATGTTGGCCTGCTCGAGCAGGAGAAGCTTCTCAGCCATGATGATGGTTCCTTGTTTCGGTGAGGATCAGAGGATGTCCTGGCGGGCGATGATCTCCTCGATCGTCGCCGTCAGCGCCGCCGCATAGGGCCGCGAGGTCACCGACAGGCGGCGGAAGACCGGGGCTTCCTCGAACTGCATGTCGACATGGATGTGCCCGGCCCTGAGGTCCGACGGATTGTTCTTCGCCGGGTCGAAGCGGCAGCGATAGCCGAGGATGTCGCCGGCCGACTGGCGCTGGTCGAGGATGGCAGACACCGTGTTGACCACGCTCTGGATCGTCTGGGTGGTCAGGTTGAAGCGGCCGAGATACTGGCGAATGGTCCTGAGCACCGTCAGCTCAACGAAGTCGCGGCCGCGCACCTTGTGATACTGGTCCCAGATCGTCTCGCCGGAAAGGTTGTCCGTACCGATGAAGACGAAACCGCCATCGGCGATCGCGAAGTCGTCGCCCGATTCGCCGCGCACGATGATCCCGCCCTTGGCGGCGAGGATCTGCTGGCCCTCGGTCGCACCGTCGGAAAGCGAGAAGCGCAGTTTCCGCTCCGGCGCCGTGATGCCGTAGATCGGCTGGTTGGCCCAGCTGCGGAAGGGCGAGCCGTCGCTCTCATAGTCGCGCCGGACGGCGACACCGGCAATGCGCGGCGAGGCCGGACGCAGCACCGCGTCGCCAGCGCTATCCTCGGCATAGACGCCACCGGACAGCGGGATCAGCCGGCGCGACGACAGCGTCTCGACCCATTCGGTGAACTCGGCCAGCGTCTCCGGCCCGTCGATGATCGCCACGGCAAGGATCTGCTCGCACACCGTCGGCAATGCTGCCGCGACCGGGTTCGCCATGTCGGCGACCGCCGCCGTCCCGGCCGCGCCCGAACCGGCGCCGCCGGAGAAGGCGACGCTCGGCGCGCTGGTATAGCCGGAGCCCGGATCGGTGATCGTCACGCTCACCACCTTGCCCTCGTCGGCGCCGGAACCGAGAACGGCCGTGCCGGCGGCACCCGTGCCGCCCCCGCCAGAGAAGGCGACCGTCGGCGCGCTGGTATAGCCGGACCCCTGGTTGGTGATCGTCACGCCGGTCACACCGGTATCGCGATCGAGCGTGAAGCCGGGGCAGATCAGCAGACGGGGATAGACCCCGACTTGCGCACCAGCGTCAAGGAATGCATGGATGCCCGTGCCTTCCACCGAGCTGCCGGCGATATTCGCCATGGTCTCGTCCAGATCATCGCCTTCCTCGACGCGCTTGACGATCAGTTCCGCCGCCACCTGGTAGGCGCCGAGCTGGGCGTTGATCCCCTTGATCGCGTCGATGAAGCCGCCATCCTGGTCGCAGAGCGCGAGCACGGACGTATCGTTCGAGTTCAGGCGCACCAACCTGTCGAGCGGAAAGGCCGCGGCGAAGTTTTCATTGGAAGCGGTGGCCGCCTTGTCGATCGGCATGCAGATGCCGATCACGCTCATCTGGGCATTGGACGGCACTGCCGCCTCATTCGCATCACGCGCAATCGTGATACCGAAGACCGGGCTGGTCATGGATCAATCCTCATCGTTCTTGGAATGGTCGCCTTGCCCAAGGGCGGGATGGGCAAAGAATATCAGGCCGCCGGAAGAACCGGTTTACCGTCGGCGATCCAGGTATTGATCGCTGCGCGCACCTCAGGCCCGAGCCCGAATGTGTCATCCGGGCGGCTGCAGAAATCATGAATGCTGGTCGAGCCGTTCAATTCAAGCGCCTCAATCCGTGCGAAATAGACGCCTGCTTCGGATGAAACTGTAACGGAAGAAAGTTTTTTCAGTCGGGGCCTGACCATCATGCAACCCTCTGGACCAGAGTGTAGGCGCCGCCGTCCGATCCAGGGGATTGCCCCCGGGAACGCCACGTTCCGGAAAGTGCGGCGCCACCGCCAGCGATTTCAAAAGTGCCGTTGTCGCTCGTCGAAATCGTGACATTCACGGTCTCGTTTCGGGCTGCGTTAACGCCTCTCGACAGGACCAGCAGTGGCGTGCCGATAGGATAATTCGTGGCGCTTGCGATAGAGCCGGTATGGACCTCCGCCGCTACAAATCCGAGGGCGTGATCGTGTCCATCTGAGGTGACGGTTCCTGTCGTGCTATTGCTGATCGGCCTCGCGGCCCCGAGCGACAGCGTGCGATCCGCATCCAACGCACCGCCACCGCTCAATCCCGCGCCAGCTGTGATCTTGCGGGACTTGGGCACCAGCGAGACCGCAAGGCTGCTCATCGCGGCCGACACAGCCTGCAGGGCCATGTCTATGGCACGCTTCACGAAGGCCGTGTTGGCGGCCCTTGTGCTGTTATTGCCCTCCGGCTGGGTCGGGACTGTCGGGTTTCCGGTAAAGGCCGGGTCTGCCAGAGGCGCCTTGTTCCCGAGATCCGAAGTCACGGTGGCCGCGAAGTTTGGGTCATTGCCGATCGCCGCGGCAAGCTTGGCCAGCGTGTTGAGACCGGTCGGCGCCCCGGCGATGATGGCGGCCCGAACCAGCTGCACGAAGGCTGCGGTCGCAAGCTGGTCGGTATTGGTCTCGACCGTGGGCGTCGGCGCCGTCGGCGTGCCCGTGAGAGCGGGGCTGGCCAACGCCGCCTTCTGGCCGATCTGGGTCAGAAGATCCTCAACGACGCCCGCGCCCGAAAGCGCGGCCTGCAGCTCGGTGATCGTCTCGATCGCGCCCTCGGCCGTGTCGAAGAAGGCCGAAATCGCCGACTTCACATGCCCGGTGGTTGCGAGTGTGTTGTTGTTGCTGCCGGATGGCTGGGTCGGCGCCGTCGGGTTGCCGGAAAAAGCCGGGCTCTCAATCCCTGCCTTTGCCGCAAGCGCCGCAATCAGCGCACCCACATCGGCATCGATCGCCGTGATGGCGTCGATCAGCCTCTGCACGTCATGCGCAGGCGCGTTGCCCGGATGCGGGAGTTCGTAGCCGCGGTTGACGGTTTCGTTTTCGATTGCCATCGCTTGGGGCCTCAGAAGGTGAAGGCGCGGAGATCCGCGATTGCCGGGCGGGCCGACGGCGTGCCGGAAATGACCAGCTCCAGCCGCCCCCCGTCCGGGGCAGAATGGGCCGGAATGCGATAGGTGTATTCGCTGTAGCCGCCATCGATCGCCAAAGCAGAGACGAACGTCGCGGCGACGAAACTGTCGTCATTGGCGTCCGCCTTGACGATCACGGTCGAACCGACGGGCAGCTGGCCGGAAAAGATCACATCGACCCGCGCCGGGGCACCCATGGTGAAGGGCAGCCCGACATAGCGCCCGCTCGCCTTCATCTTGCCGAAGATCACCGTGATGTCGCGGGAAAGCACCGGCGAGACCCGGGCATTGCCGGAGAGAACCGCCTCGATCTGCACAGGCCCGGTGTAGTACTCGTCGAGCTCGAGCGTCTGGTCGGCAGCAACGAGATAGGTGGTCGAGCCGATCTTTACCCGGAACACCACCGAACAGACTGCCTCCGGAAGGATGATGTCCGCGCGGATCAGGATATCGGACACGTCCACAGCGGCGAAGCTGCCGAGGCTGATGGTCTTTGCAGCTGGCGAGAACACCGGCGACAGGGCCTGGAAGGTCATGTCGCGATCCGGATGGACCAGCCAGCTGAAATTGTTCGAGCCGGAGAAATTCGTCGCCGGTGATATAGGGACTGGGCCGAAAACCCACTTCTGATTGGCCCGTGTCGAAAATCGCCGAGCCGCGCCATGGCGATCGAGTGCTCGCCGTCGTCGGTACGGACAACGAAGGCAAGGAACACACCCGGCGGCACATAGACGGGCAGTTCCAGCGCCACCCGCGTCCACACCCCTGCGGCAACGGCAGCCATCGAGAGCCGTCCCGTCGCGATCGCATTGCGGGTCGGCTGGCCGTTTTCCATGGTGACGATGTCGACATCGACCGGGTTGGAGCGGTTGCCGATCCTGCAGAACCACAGATTGACGGACGAGACGAACCGGCCCTCGGTGAGGGCAAAGCTCTGCGCCTGCGGGTCCGGGTTGCTTGAGTCTCCGCCGCCGCTCCGACGGATGCCTGTGACTTGCGAGAAGCGCTCCAGAACCGTTGTTGTCTGAACCGAGGTCGTTTCCAGCCGACCCTCGCCGCGGAAGCTCGCCGCGCACTCAAGCCCGGCTGCGCCTTCGGCGCGGACCTGTTTGGTGCCGGCAGCAACATTGTCCGGGATAGTGAAGCTGCCCGTCGCCACCCCCTCGGTGTTGGCGACCAGTGTGCCGGCGCCGGGGTGTACGTCAATGCCGTCGAAGGTCAGTACGGGCACGATCTCGCCGGCCCCAAGACCTGTGATCTCGAAATTGATGTCGATCTGCCGCAGGAGCGGCAGCCGGGTCGTGTCGACCGTCTCAGAGGTGACGCGCGAGCGCACCCGCGTCTGGTTGCCGGTTCCGAAGACCCGCGTCACATCGGACAGCGTCACTGTCTCCGTCTCGGTCCAGAAGTCGCTCGACGGCGAAAGCGTCATCTGCGGCGGCACCGGCGAGAAGTTCATGTAGGGGTTGATCTTCTCGCACAGGGTGCGCAGATCCTGCGCAATCAGCACGCTCTCGCTATAGTCGAGCATCCCGAACGCCGGCAGGCGTACCTGATGAACGGTCGGCTCGATCGCCAGCTGCAGCGTTCCGTCGTAAACAGGCCGCATCCTGCACCTCGCCGAGATCCCGGCGGCTGTCGTCCCAGAACGGGTCCGTGAAGATACCGAGCGTCGGGCCGGGGGCACGCGCATTCGCATCCGACTTCAGCCGCTCCAAGAGCACCAGATCGAGCGCCTCGGCAAGCCGGGTTTCGAGATAGTTCAGCCGCTTGAACGACAGCGAACGCGTGCCGTTATTGTCGATCACGGGCTTCCCATACCAGTCGTTCTTGACCACGCACAGCGACAGGGCATCGTCCGGCTCGGCCGGCGGATGCGGGTTCTCAGGCGAGGACAGGCCCCGCAGATAGCTGAGCGACCCGTCAGACGAGATCAGCACGCGGTCGTGACGCGGCAGTTTGTAATCGTAGCCGATAAAAACCTCGGTCCCGGTAACTCCGCCCGAGACGGTGACCGTGGTCGAGGTGAAGCTGTCGGCCTCCACCGATTCGAAATAGCGATACTTGACGGTATAGCTCGACCCGCTGGACGGTTCGGCGCCGGCAGGAGACCAGTCGACGGCATCGCCATTGCGGACATAGTCGGTCACGGCATCATAGGTGGTCGACAGCTGCGTGACCTCGACCAGCGCGACAACGCCGTCGTCCGGTAGCGCGTCCACCGAGCCCGTCGCCCCCTTGGTGATGGTCACGGTCTTTTCCTTGACGATGACCAGCTGGTTGATGGCTGCGATCGGCGGGCGGCGAACCGTGAAGGTGACCGTGCCGGTCCCGCCATCGGCGAAGCTGTGCGTCTCCAGATCGACGGTCGCGAGATCCGGATCTTCTTCGACTTCGAGACGGTTGTCGACCGGCCGGTTGACCTTGATGCCGAGCACATTGCATTCGCCGGCGGCCACCGAAAACTGTCGCTTGGTGCCGACCAGCCCCAGCGCCGACACCTGGCAGCCCCGCACGATGTAATTGCCATGGGCGCCGTGGTCGACGGCGGCGATCTGCCTCTGCACGCCGGAGAGCGTCGGCGGGGCATCCTGGGAAATGACGGACCCGTCGCGCAGCAGCACGTAGCGGTAGAATTCCCCCTCGCCGCCATCGCCATCGAACGCCCAGCGGACGGACATGGTGGTGCGCACGGCCCCCGGCTCGGCATAGCTTTCGGTGCCCGCGACCAGGCCGTTGTAGATGGCGTCGTCGGCCGCAGTGACCGGCGTAACCACGACGCGCACGCCGAGCTCGACATCGCCGGTCATCGGCACATCGGCAAGCGCGGCCGCGTCCACCGAACGCGGCGCACCGCGCAGGTAGATCGAGCCTGCGGTGATCAGGACCGTGCCGGCGTCGGCGTCGACGATGATCTCACCGCCGGAAAGCCTGTCGCCATCGGATGCGACAAGATCGCCGATCTGCCGGCGCTTTCGCTCCTCGGTCGAGAAGGCATCGTTGAAGTCGGCAGCCTGCGCGAAATCACCCTCGCCGAACCAGACGCGGTCAACCTCCGGCCTGACCGACGTGCGGTCATGGATATTCGCCAGCGCAGGATAGGCGCCGGGGTCAAAGACATTGGTCATGGATCTGTCCTGTTATCCGAGCGAGAGCGCCGGCTTGGCAAAGAGCACGGGCACGATCTGGATGGGGTCGATGGTGAGCGTGACCGTGATCGTCTCACGCACGGTCTGCTGGAAGGTCAGGTCGAATTCCGTCCGCCCGATCACGCGGCCCGAAACCGCGACCTCGCCCGGCGACAGCCAGGGTTCGAACGGCTTGACACCGTCCTGCACGGCAAGTCCGTAGACAATGGCGATGGCCGCGACCGAGCGCCCTGCCCCGTCGCCGAAGCGGGTCCTGACCGTATAGGAAACGGTGATGAAATCCTCGCCCTCGGTGCGGTTCTCGGGCGCGCGAAGAACCCGCGCATAGCCGATCACATCATCCTCGGCGTCGAAGAAGGCGATATGCGCTGTCTGCTGCATAATCAGCCACGACTTGACCGTGACCTCGGAGCCGATCAGTTCCCACGGAATGGTAACCTCGGACCAGGACACCGAGGATGGCCATGCGCCCGAGGAGAATTCCTCGAAAGCCGCGTTCCAGCCGAAGCTCTCCCAGTCATAGACCGTGTCATTGGCCGCGATATCGTGCGAACGGCCATGGCTCCACTTGACCGACCCGTCGGCGAGCCGGACACCGGAACTGTCTCCGACGAGCGTCTCTCCGAAACGTCCGCGCCCGAAGGTGAGACCGCGGACGTCATAGCCGTGATAGCCGCGGAACATTTCGGCGCGGGCGGGATCGGAGAGGCCGGCCAGATACTCCGCATCACTCAGCCGCTGGACCTCCGAAGGCCCCGGCAACTCACCCATGCCGACCTGGTAGAGATGCCAGCGCCGGCGGCGGCGTACCTGATCCTCCAGGCGGATGGCGTAATAGTCGACCCAGCCCAGCGCCATGGACAGCGCCGCGGGCGTGCCGCGAATCCTCTGCCAGGCGCGCCCGATATCGATCAGGTCCTCGGCCGCCTCGAAATAATCGGCGATCGGGCCGAGACCATATTCCAGCACCAGCCAGGGCGCCACGCTCGCATTCAGCGGCCGCTGGTAACGGAAGCCGCGCACAGCCTCGATCGCGGGCAGGATTACCCCAGCCGGGTCCGTGGCGACGCCGAGGCATTCCTCGTAGAGCGTCCTGTTGTCGGGCAGAAGGTCGCCGGTGTTCACCGCAGACGGCCCCTGTTCATCAGGGCGATCGTTCCAAACCGCGCAGCCATGCGATCATCGACAACCACGTCGTCAGCCAGGACCAGCGCGACCTTGGCGACGCCCGCCACCATCAGCCGTGCCTCGATCCAGCTGCGATTGACGTCGAACCCAATGCCACCCTCCGCATCCAATGCATCTCGCAGCCCCTGCTCAAGTCCGTCGAACACAGCCGTCGGTGTGTCAGGCAACAGCCAGATGTCGGCGGCGAGGTCGATCGTGATCTTCGTGGCCGCGACAACCGAGACGATGTCATTCATGGAGCGGACGGACGGCGAGGTCACGACGGCACTCACCAGCGCGAGAAGCTCGGCCGACGGCACGCCACCTTCAGCCGTGGACAAAACGGCAATCTCGATCTCCGGGCCGGCCCCCGTGCGATAAACGGCGACGTCGGCGACGTCCGGAGAGGCCGAACGCGCATGGAACTCATACCATTCCTCGGGACCCGCCGCCGAATTGCCCTGGTCGGCCAGGACCACGCGGCTCCGCAAGGCGTCGTCCGTCTCGCCGGCAAGGCGCGCAACCCCATGGTCGGCGGCGACATGGTCGAGGTCGGCCCCGGCGGCAAAGGCGATCAAGTTCGACTTCAACAAATCGTTGAAGGCCGCGCGCATTTGCGCTTCCTCGAAGCCGTAAAACTGCATCTGCACCGCAAGCGGCTCGCCTTCGAGGGAGACGATTCCTGTCACATCAACGCCATGCTCCTCTTGCGCCCAGGAGATGAAGCTCGCCGCCATGCGGGCAATGATCGCTTCGGCGTCGACCGTGGCGATCATTGCCGGTGCGGGCAGGCTCTTGAGATCAATCATGGTCAACCCGCAACGATCTGGCCGGCGCCCGATGCGCCGATGGTGAGTGTGACTTCGCCGGCCTCGGTGAGGTCGCCGAGATGGGCGCGCGGCCGATAGGTGCCGCGGATGATCCAGGCGGAATCGCCCGTGCGGTCGAGCCGCGTCATGGCGATCTGTCTCGGCACGAAGCGTGGCTCGAACAGCAGGATGGTGATCGCGATGGCCCAGCGGAATTTCGAGATCGTCTCAAGATTCGCCGTCTCGCCGAGCAGTGCCGGAAGGGGCGAACCCACATATTCCCTCAGGACCCGCTCGAAATAGCGGGTCGTCAATAGCACCTCGATCGCCTGCGCAACCGATTCCCAGCCGGAATTCCAGCGCCCGGTACGCCGATCCATGCCGAACTGGGTCATGCGGCAAACACCTTGTCCGAGCCCTCAACGATCGGCCACAGGCCCGCCGATGAACCGGTGGCGACATGCACCTTGTCGCCGAGCCGCGCCACGCGCTTGCCGCCACCGGCCCCGAGATCGACGCGGTCCGCAAACACCTGCGCCTCGCCGCCGCCATCGGTGAAGCCGATCAAGCCGCCACCGAAAGCCGACAGGATCCGCGCGTCGAGTGCGTCGGTCGGCGCCGGGTTTGCGTTTGAGAATGTGAGCGGCACAGCAACGCCCTGCCGCATGTCGCCAAAGGGCGAGAGCATCAGCATCTGCTGCCCCTCGCTCGGCGGGCGCCAGGACTTCTCATCCCCGGCGAAATCCGCCCACGGCCGCTTCGGTGACAGGAATTCGGAGCCATCCTCGCCGGCCAGACGGAGCTGCACGCGCCGCGTCTCGCCGTCCACGAAATGAACGGTCCCGAAACGCTGCATCCCCTGCACCGAGCGGCGCAGGCTGCGCACCTCGTCCCGAAGCGCCAGGATGATCCGCACCAGGTCGCGGTCGCTCATTCGGCCGGCTCCTCGATCTCGCCGGCGATATCGAGCGTTGCCTCGGTGAAGAGCACTTCTTCGCCATTGTCCGGCGTGCCGACGCCGATCAGCGCCGGCATGCCAGACAGAGACAACAGACGGCCCTGCACGACCTGCCAGTCGAACAGATCTTCGCCCGCGTCGAGCGAAGCAGACAGGATCGCCGCGAGATCGGCATATTCCGGCTCGGTCGCCATCTGGGCCAGCCCCTGGCGCACCACGTCCTGATCGCCCTGCCCGGGATAAGGCTCGGCAATCGGCGAAATTGAGATCTCGACAATGCGGGCGGCATGCTTGCGGCCGGTTTCCGGGTCCGTCAGGCGGATATCGCTCACCTTTCCAACCTCAGGCACCAACTGGCGGAACAGTTCCGCCCAGACGTTCAGCGGGTCCGACAGGGCAATCCGCCACTGACGATCGAGCAGATTGAGAGAAGCCTCGAGCGCCGCATCCGTGTCCCCGATTTCCAGCGCCGTCGTCACCGCTTCCTCGCCCTCGCCGACCGTCACCGGGACAGTCACCGATTTGGCAATGGCAAGCTGCAGCATCAGGGTCATGGTCGCATCCATGCGAAACAGTCCGTCGCCCGTCTGGCTCAGACAGTCCTCGATCGAAACCGCCACCACCGGGCGGACCTCGCCCTTCATGATCTGCGGCAGCGCCTTGATCAGGCTGTCATGCACGGCCTGGCCCGCGATGGTCCGCCCCTTCAACGCTTCGGTCACCGCAACCTGGATCAGCTGGCGAACGACACCCATCAGGACACCCTCGACAGCCAGAAGATGACGACGGTGGAGCCGTCGCGACCGGGCCGCACAATCTCGTAGACCTCGGTCACACCCTGAGAGACCCGCGAGATATGGTCGCCGACCTCAGGCAAGGACGACAGCGCGGCGCGGTCAAAGCTGACGCTCGCCACCTCGCCGCCGATCTTGGCCCGCTCGCCGGTCGCGCGCCCGCCCCCGAGCGAGAATTCCTCCGGGGCGAAGTCAAACCGGCCGACAACGCCGCTCTGCTGCGAACGCGTCGCATCGACCCCGCTTTTCAGGCGACCGGCGGCCATCGGAATGATGGTGCACGGGTCGCCGAACACCTGCCGCGTCATCGACGGCAGGCGCGCGCGGGCTTCTGCAAGATCCATGACGTTCAGCCCTTCAGGCTCGCCAGAGCGGCTTCCGCGGCCTTCAGCTCGTCCTCGGCCGCAGCCTTGGCCACCATGTCGTCGCCGACCTTTTCCACCTTGGCCATGGCAGCAAGAACCGCGTCCTCGGCCGCCTTCATCGCCGTTACCTTGTCTGCGGCGGCCCTGTCCGCGGCGGCCTTCTCGGCCGCAAGCTTGTCGGCAGCCGCCTTTTCAGCGGCGGCCTTGGCCGCAGCATCCGCCGCAGCCTTCTTGTCGACCCTGGTCTCTTTCCGGTGGCCCCTACGGCTCACCGCCGGTGTCGATGCCGGATCGCGGAACGAGACACCCACGGAGCGGAAATGCTCGATAGCTGCGTCATCAAGGTCAGGCACCGGCTCGACGGTCGCCTCGCGACCCGGCTTGAGCCGCGTCAGACCGCCGGTCTCACGGATTGCCTGGGTGCGGACACCGGAATTGAATGCGATGAGTTTGACCACGCTGGCCTCCATCTGAGAGAGGTGATGCGGGCGGCACCGCCGCCCGCTCGACTGTCCCGCCGGGGTTATGCCGACTTCTTGCCCTTCCGCAGAACCTGCGGCTTCACGCACATGTAGAGCGGGTAGGAGTAGAGCTCACCCTTGGTCCAGGCCTCGCGGTCCTTGTCGATGATGTTCATCGCGTAGGTATCCTGCCCCTTCGTGTTGACGAAGGGCATGAACTCGTCGGCCGGCGACATGAACTTCTTGAACACATCCCGGGCGCCGACCGGAAAGAACTTCGCCTCATCCGGGTCGATTGCGACGGTCGAATTGTCGTCGGTGCCGCGATAATTGTGCCAGGTGACGCCGCCGAAAGTGAATGCCTGAAAGGCCACATTCTGACGGAGGTCGGCTGCCGCCGCCCAGCCCTCGTAGGTGCGAACGACCTTCGGATGGCTGATGAGGGCATCGTAGAAGTCATCACCGACGAGGGCGTGGACGCTGGTGGCCGTCGTGAAAGCACCCTTGGCAGACCGGGCCATCGAGCGCGTGAGGTCGTGGCAGAGGCCGCGAACGTCCGTGGCTTCGACATTCAACGCGAAGTTGATCTCGTCTTCTTCTTCGATGTCGAATTCTTCGAAGTAGTCATAGATCACGCTGGTGCCGTCAGCATCGAGCAGAACCCCCTGCAGAGCGCCGAGGCGATGATACTCGTGGGTCAGATCCATGTTGTTGCGCACAGTACCCATGCGCTCCGCGTATTCCGTCTGGACCACCTTCAGCTCGCTCTCGCTCCCGAAGGCCCGCATGCCTGCGACCTCGGAAGCCAGCAGCGTGAACGAGTCTGCGAGACGGACGGTGCGGAAGTTCCGCAGGTTCGCCTGCTCCTGCATCGTCTGCCGCGGGGCAGAACCGTCCGGCGAGGTCGGGATCAGGGACAGGCTGTCGCCCTTCTTCTCGATCGAGATATTGCGAATGTAGACGCCGGTTTCGTCGAAGATGCCGAGCGAGCCGAGCAGCTGCGGGATATACTCGATCTCCCTCACGGCGGCGGAGAGTTCCACCATCGAGAAGGCATCGTCCCTGAAAATATCCATGGATGCCATGGTCGTTTCTCCTTAGCGAGCGATGATGCCGAGAGCCGCGAGACCCGCGATGCCGGCAAGCTTGTTGTTGTCGGTGGCGCCTGTGAACCAGTTGAGCGCGGGGCTCTTGACCTGGGCATGACGCCGAAGGACGGTGGCTTCCTGCTCGCCCGTGACCGGGTAGACGAGGATGGCCGCGACGACCTGGCTGCCGTCGAGATTGGCAGGGTTCCAGATCACATACTTACCGGAACCGGCGCCGACCGTGATGTCGAACCCCTCCCCGAGGATGAAGTCCTGGGAACCGTCGGCGATCGAGAACTTGATCTGGTCGGAGAACGTCGCCCCCACGGCAACATCCCCGAGCACGTAACCGTTAGGGTCCTCGACCCGAAACGTTCCGCCATTGCTGGCCACGGCTACGCAGCGCACGCGGTAGACGCCGAGCTGTGCGCCGGCGAGAATCGGCGTGGTCTCGTCCAACGTGAGCGCCCCGGTATTGGCCGCATTTCCGCCGCTCTTGGCGGCGGCGGAAATCGAACCCAGTGCGATCCTTCCGAGCACCGTATTGGCGGGATAGGTGACGCCGACGCCGGCGTTCACGGTGACGACGTCGCGGCTGTAGAAATGCTCCCCCTCCTGGATGATGCAGGAACCAGGGCCGAGCTTCTCGGTGAGCACGGTCATGACTTACGCTCCCTTCCGGCCGACACCGGCCTTGGCGATGGCGGACTTCCACGAAGCCGCGATGGTTTCGGATGCCGGTGCCTGCGCTCCGGACGGCATGGCGAGATTGGCAGCAGCGGTGCGCTGCTGTTCGTAGCTCTGCGCACTTGCGGCAGGTGCGGGAGCCTCGGCCTTGGTCGCCGGCACATTGGCGGTCACGAAGGCAACAACGGCTTCGGCAGCCATGTCCGGCGAGGCATTGGCGAGTTCAAGGGCAGCGCTCATGCGTTTGGCATCGCCCTTGATGCCTTCGGCGCCGAGGACCGCGTTCATGCGGTCCATGGCGGTCTTGAAGCCGTCAGAGCCACCGGAAGCGGCGGCAGCGACGGTGGCGAGAGTTCCGGCGACTGCCGCAGCAGCACTGCCGGGCGCAGTCTGGATTGCAGACATGTCACCTCCGGTGGGTTGAGCCTCGGAAAGAGGCAGTTCAGTCGTAGACGCGAACGCGCCCGGTTCATTCTCATCGAGAGAATCGGGGATCGCTCCGGGGCGCACGGCGGCCCGGATCGCAGAAATCAGGCTGGTCATCTTGGTCTCCTGGGTCAGACCCGGTTCACTTCCCGGACGAAGGCGGCAAACGCCTCGTGCGGGTCTCCGATGGCGTCGGCAAGGCCCATCGAAACGGCTTCGGCCGCATCGAACACGCCGGCTTCGGTCGCGAGCGCCTTGGCCTTGGTGATCCGCCCGCGGCGGCCCTTGGCCACGACCTCGGCAAAGTCCTGCCGCATCAGTTCGGCCTGCGCCTGCCACTTCTCGGCAAGATCGGCATTAAGCGGCTCATAGGGATTGCCGTCGGCCTTCTTCTTGCCGGCGCGGATGATGGTCAGTCGGATCCCCTGATCGTCCAGCGCCTGCGAATAGTCGGCATGGATCATGATCACTCCGATCGACCCGGCGCCACCGTAGCGCGGCATGACGATTTGCCGAGCCTGGGAGGCCAGCAGATAACCGGCCGAATAGGCAAAATCCGTGAGGATCGCGATCGTCGGCTTTTCCTTCGAAAGCTGCGCCATCGCGGCCGCAGCTTCGAACCCGCCATTCACTTCGCCACCGTAACTGTCGACCTCGTAAGCCACGCCGCGCACCAGGTTGGACTGCCGGGCCATGGCGACCTGCGCCTGCAAACCCTGATAGGACGTCTCGCCGGAATTCGAGCCGATCCAGCCGCCCTTGTGGACAAGGCTCCCCTCGATTGGAATGATGGCGACCCCGTTGATCATATCGAACGGCAGCATGTTGGCCCGCGAATAGGCCCGCTCGAGGCGGTTGCCGATCTTCCCTGCGATCGGTCGGCCATTGCCGCCGGCCTTGTGATCGACAGCCCCTTCCGGGTTGGTGATGACGATCGTGTCGCCGGTGATGCGGGCGCCTAAACCATGCAGAAACGCCTCTGCCTTGCGCGGGTCGTACATCAGCGGCGTATCGAACAGCCGCTGGGCAATATGACCATATCGAAAGCTCATCGGCTCATGTCCTTCAGTACCGGAACTTCCAGCGGCGGGAGACCCGCCGTCCGGTGGTCTTGAGCGTGCACGCCTCGGAGAGCCGCACCAGTTCTCTGTCGAGCGCCGCCATGCTGCCCGGCGAGAAGACGACGGTCTCGCGCGTCACCGGCGACTGGATCGACATTTCGCCGACATGTTCGCCGGAGAGCATGCGCAACTTGACGGCATAGAGTGCCTGGTAGAGTGCGCACGGATCGTCCGCGTCGATGCTCGCGCCGTTGATCGTCACCATCGCCATCAGGAATTCGCCTTCTGCTTGTCTGCGGCGGATTTGTCCTCGCCGTCGCCGGCTCCCGATGGGTCGCTCGGCAAACCCCGTTCGAAGGGCGACGGCATGCCGGCATCTTTGTAACGATTGTGCATGCGCAACCGGCTTTCAAAGACCTCTTCCGGGTCCTTGCCAAGCTCGGCGCACTCGTCCTCTAGCGTCGAGGTGCCATTGGCGATGCGCTCGCTGGCGGCCTTGGCGCGTTTCACGTCGTCGGCCGTCGGCTTCGACGGGCCGAGGCATACTGCCCACTGGATCGCGTCGCGGTTGGCGCGATAGACCTCGATACCCCCCTTGAACGGGATGCGGCCTTCCTCGATCTCCTCGTCGAGCCAGCTGGCATAGGGCACCAGCACATGCGGCGCGGCGATCCGGTCGGTGCGGCGCTGCGCGATCGGCCAGAGTGCCGAATTCTCCATCATCGTCGAGGCATAGGTCGCATTGGTATAGTCCAGCGTATAGCCGCCATAGCTGATGCCGAGAGCGCGGGCCGTCTCACGGTGGAGCGCGCTGATGAACTCGGGATAGTCGGTGCCCGGCGCATCCGGCGTCTGGAACTCCAGTTTTTCACCGGGCGCCAGGTGCGACACGCCGGCGCCGGCCCCCAATCGCACTTCGCTTTCGGCGGCACGGTCGAGCTGCGCCTTGAAATAGTCGACAAAGTCGGTGGCGATGTCCGCGGCGTTGTCCGCCCCGGTTTCCTTGAGCGCCTCCAGCGCCTCGAAGGCATCCGCCGACGGGCGGTCGCTGGTCAGCGTCACGGCATAGATCGTCTGCAGGAATCGCACCTGCGCGGCCGCATCGTCGACATTCTCGGCCATCAGGTACTTGCGGAACGTCGAGACCAGCACCGAGATCCCGCGGACATCATCCGACGAGAACGGGTCAAAGGCATGCATGACCAGTTGGCGCCCGTCGCGATCCCGCGCCGGATAGTCCCGCTTGGTCGTGATCCCGGCCCGCTTCTCCTCGAAACGATAGTGCGTCGGGCGGCCATAGGCGTCATGGACGATGCCCTGAAACAGCCCCTCGATCTCGTTGGTGTCCTGCACCAGCTTTTGCGGTTGCAGCAGCAGAAACTTCGTGCCCGTCTGGCAGCCCGGCAGGCGCTGCGAACGAGGCAGATAGTCGACGACGCCGAGGCTCTCCCCGAAGCCCAGCCAGTGCCGGATGCCGATATCGGTCTGCTGCGGCAGGGTGAACTTGGCGCGGAAGTCGCACTCGAGCGGGTTCCATGCCCAGGTCTTGAACCGCCCCTTGGTTAAGCGGACCCAGTCGATGGCTTCCTTTTCGCTGTAGCCGAACCGCGTCAGGTCAGGCTTGGGGTTGAGCGCCAGCTCGACGCCGACCGTATCGGCGATGATCTGGTCGGTGGCGCCACGCAGCCGGCCCGAATTCTGGATCAGATCCATGGCAAGCCCGGCCGCCCGCCACCAGATCCGCCGCACCTCGTCGCGATGCTCGCGCAGCGAGGCAGGGCGAGACGCAATCACGCCGGACGGCGTGTCGCGCAGATAGGCGGCGGTCGGCCGGGCGTTACGGGGCACCCCGACTGCCTTGACCCTGACCCTCTGCTTTTCCGTCATTTCCGCTTGGCCCACCGATTGGTCCGTGCCTTTTCAGGCGGTTTCGTCGTCTTTGCCTCAGGGCAATCCTCAACGGGCGCCGGCAGTTGCGTCGTGATGACGATCTGGCTCGCGCTTGAGAGGAGATCCGCAACAGTCTCCGGCTCACGTTGTGCCCGAAGCGCCGCCCACTGGCTCTTGGTCAGCCGCGACAGGCCCAGATGCTCCGCCATCGCCATCGCGTAGATGCGACAGTCGAGGAAGTGGTTATGCTCGCGTCGGAGCGCCCATTCCTCATGAAGCTTTCCCTTCGTCAGCTTCTGGTGGAAGTACTCCGCCGTCAGCTGTTTGAAGTATTCCTCGCCGAGATCCGAGTGGAAATGGCAGTAGCCCGGAGGGTCCGATGCTTCTCCCGATCGCAGCCCGACCTTGTGCAGGTTGCCATAGAGCTCGGCCTTCAATGACCAGGTCCCGACATTCCAGTTCATCGCCGAGCCGAACCGCTTGCGCTTGCCGCGCTTGGTCACGGACTTCCTGATCGGCGCGCTGATGGCCGGAATGCCGCGGCCCGGCTGCCCCTTGAGCGCATACGTGTCCGGCCGGCGGCGGCAGAACTCCAGCACCTGGTTGGTGCGGTAACCGCTGTCGACGCCGAGCGCCTCGATCTTCCGCAGCACACCGAAGGCGTCCGGGAACTCTTGGGAGCAGTATTCGTCGAGAAGACGAAACGCCCCGGCCTGCGGATTGTCGGTCGGCCCCTCGAAAAACTCGGCAAAGACATTCCAGCTTTGCCGGTCCTCGCCGAAGACAACCCCTTCGCAATAGATGCCGTAGGACTGGACGTCGGCTCCGGCAACGAAGATCAGGCCGCCGGCGGGAATGGTGCCTGCCGGATAGGCCTCGCGCCGCTCCATCAGGCGCTGGTGGTCCGGCGCATTGCCCTTCATCTGGTAGGGCAGCGCCAGCACCAGGTTATGATAGTCCTTCGCCCCGGCCTCGCCCTTCGCCTCATAGCTGATCTTGTCCTCGGCAATGGCCTCGTAGGACATCATCAGCGACATGAAGGCATCGACATGAAAGCCCGGGTGGCGGTCCGGACCCGTCAGCGACGGAATGTAGCGGCCCGCCCGAACAGCCTGCACCCGTTCCATCTCCGAGATGTGGTGCGTGCACTTGATGCAGGCCATCACCGTCTTGTGCGGGTGGCCGCGGTCGATAAGCAGGTTCGCATCGACCTGAACCTGTTCGGTCCCGCATTCAGGGCATGCAATGTGCCAAAACCGTTGGTCCGAACGGCGGAAGGACCGGTCGATTCGGCAATGGCCTGGGCCTTCGCCGAGCGCATCACCGCTGTCGAGCTCGGGCGTCGAAAGCTCGAGTATCTTGTAGCTCTTCTGCCGGCGGAACGCCGTGAAGCGGCCGAAGAAAAGGTTCTCCGGATCCGCGCCGTTGGGCAGCAGCTGCCATTTCGATACCTCGTCTTTGACACCGTATCGCGTCGTCTTGGCCGAGAGATCCATGACCGTGTTGGCGTTGGCGAGATAGATTGCCCCGCCGGGGAACTTCTTCTCATAGGTCGTCGAACCGACACCCGAACGGCTCGTCGTCGGAAAGATGATCTGCTTTCCGGTCTTGCGCTGCCACTCGTCGATGAGAGGCTGCAGCTTGCCGGAGTTGATGTCCTGCAGGGCGTCGATGCCCGGCACGCCATAGAGCGCATTGTCGGGGCAGTTCTCGGCGATATAGATCATCCAGGCGAGCGCCAGGATGGAGACACCCGTCTGCTGCGCCTTGCGCACCGAGACCAGGTTGCACGAATGCTCCTGGCTGAGACACTGCGCGATCTCGACGAGGTACGGGGCATCCTCGGCCGACCAAAGCTCGCCCTTCTTCGGCCCGTCGACCAGCACGATATTCGTCGCGAGCCAGCGGTCGAAGGGAACTGGCGGTTGTGGACGGATCGCCGACGACAGCACGGAGGCTGCCAGCCGAAGAGCGCCTGGATGAATGGTCACGCTTCCTCGTCCTCGATCAGCGGATCATGTTCAGGTGCAGTTTCGGCCAGCTCGGCCAGCTTGTCGGCCATCTGGTTGCCAATCTCGAAGGCGATCTGGCGCAACAGGACCCGTACCCCGTGAACCCCCTCCTTCGAAACCGCCAGCGCCACGTCGTCGGCGCGGTTGGGAAGACGCCGGATGATCGACAGAAGCTCGGTGCCGATCGCCTTGTGGCCATCCTCTAGCCGGTCGCGACGCACCAGCTGTCCGCATTCCTCCTGGTGGCGGATCTTCTCGCGGCCGACCTTCAGCCACTCCGACTGGCGACGGGCCTCGTCGAAGCTGTCGCTCGGGTTGATTGGAGGCACGGACGCCACCGGCACGACCGGACGGATCGGCGCGCTCGCCTTGGCGGGGTTTACGAAACGCTGGCGGTAGTGATCGTAGTGCGCGAGCGAGATCTTCATGACCTGCCCCTGTGCGCCGCGCTCGACAGGCGTCTCGGGCCTGTCCTCCATCAGCTTCTTGACGGTCTTGGAGACTGCCGGCTTTGAAACGCCGTCTCTCGCAGCGATCTGCGAGATCGACCACATCACATCCGTCATCCGTTAACCCGACTGTTAACCCCCGCGTTAACCCCGTTAACCCCGTTAACCCAATTTTCCGGCCCGTTTGTCTGACTGAAATCCGGGCGCTTCTCCGCCCGTGGGGGGTGGGGCGAAGGTACGGTCCCTAGACCCAGGGGGTGGGGGTCAGTCGAAGATGCCGGGGGCGAGGTACTCGATCTCGTGCATGACGCGCTTCGGCAGCTCGGCCTCGACGACATTCGTGAAGGCCTCGGCCGATGCACCCGAAACCATCTCGGCGGGAATGATCACGCCGGAGTTCAGAAGCTCCAATGGCCCCCTGCCCGCGCCCGTCCGGCGATAGACATGACCGTTCAGGCCCTTGGCCGTCACCCGATTGGGGAAACGCCCGCCCTTCATGAAGGCGCCGGCAAAAAGCTGCCTTTGTCCAAATGGCGCGGCGGTGACACCCGCACGCGTTTCGCGCGCCTTGAAGTACTTGAGCGAGATATCCCCGCCCTTGGCCGTGATCACATAGGACAGCGTTGCATCGGTACTGATGCTGATCTCGCCGTCCCTCATCGATCCGCCACCGGCCCTGTTGATCTTCAGCGCCTTGCGGATCACGCCATAGGGCAGCCCGGTCTGGCGCGCGAGAACCCGCGTCACCTGCGTTCTGGCCTTATCGCCCGTGTGGTTGACCGCCCGCTGCAGGACCATGTGCTTTTGCGGGCCATCGAGCCGCGCCATCGCATTCTCAAGGCGCTTGAGGCCGGACACGTCCCGCCAATTGATCACCAGCGCCATCAGTGCATGCCCTTTCGAGATGCCGCCATTACAGCGGCGGGGTTCATGGCTGCCTCCCTCGGGACGATTACCAAGGCCAGAAAAGCGAAACCCGCCGAGCGTTTCCGCCAGCGGGTTTTTCGAACCTTTTTCAGTGTGCTCACTCTATGTCAACCAACTGCCGCAGATCAAGAAATGCTTTGTCGACATTTTATGATGATCGATCAACGGCTTACGCGGCACTTTCCCGCCGCGTGGGCCTGCGCCATGGCTGCCGGTCCGGCACAAACGGCGCGATGCGGTGCGATTCGAGCCGGCCATCGAGCATATAGGCGAGAAACTTCAGCGCGCTCTGCCACAGCTCCCAATCGAGCCGGGACAGGATCGCGCCGCGGATCGGGCCGGACAGCTCGTGCTTGCGGTACGCTCCCTTGAGCGGGCGCTGTTTGCGCCGGTCATAGCCATCCGCTTCGAACTCGTAGACGCGACCGAAAGCGTCCTTGCTCTTGCGCTTGATGAACCAGAGCGGCTTTCCATTGGCCTCCACCATCTTCACCTTTGGCTCGCTTGCTTCCCAGTCCGGCCCTCGGCCGAGGATGGCGGCCGTCGTCACCAGCGCCACGACATGCCGCCCCGCCAGGCGGTCGCCCTTCAGCCGCACTTCGCCGGCCACCCGGGCGACCTCGGCCGCGATCAGGCCGTGCTTGTCGGCCCATTCCGGGAACGGCTGCCAGCCGTCGGGGATCTCAAAGCCACGCACGGAGAGCGCGCGCACCTCGTCGCCGATCTTAACCGCGTCCGGATGCGGCTCGCCATCCTCGATGAAACCGGGAATCACGCCATAATGGTTCGGCGAGCGGTCGATGAGTGTGCCCAGCGCCGCCACCCCCTCGACCATCGACCAGGACGAGGCCGCAACTGCGCTCAAGCCGTCGCCCCCACCACCCACCTTGCAGAGTTCGGCCGTGAAAGCCCAGGCCAGCAAAGCCTCAATCGTCATCGTTTTCATGGCTCGAACCCTTTCTGATAGTTCTGACAGTTAATCTGATAGTTTGCGGATAGTTTTGTTGTTGTATTTCATATATTTAGACAGTTCCGACAGTTATTCCTCGCATAACATGTGCCGTCCTCCACACCTCCCCAAACCCTTTACGTATAGACCCGCCAAAACTATCCGAACTGTCAGCCGCTTTTGTTTTTCCTCGTTTTTTCCGCCACCAACTATCCGCCGAACTGTCTGTGAAACTGTCGGAACTGTCAGACAGTTTTCCCGGTTTCTGAGGGTTGCAGCGAAAGCGCAAAGGGGTTCCGGGGTCATCAGAACGGCTCCGGGAATGGCTCGTCGCGGTCGAAGCGGCCCTGTGGTGGCTCTGGCCCGCGATCGACGTGGGGCACGTTGACGAGGCGAATGCCGCGGTAGAGCACGACGCCTGACGATCGGTCCTTTTCGAACTTCTTGCCCATGTCCCGGCCGAAGGCCGTGTTGTTCATAGGCTTGCCACCCTGATCTATGGTGAAGTCGCAATAGGCTTGGTAGAGCACCTTGCCCTCGACAGGCGGCGCCTGGTCGTCGCGCTGGATGCAGCGGGCCACGAAGGCCGCCGTTCTGTCCATGTCGTCGCGATAGGCCTGCGTCGCCTGCACGACGGCCTCCGGGATAACCAGCCCCTCGCGCAGATAGATCTTCACGCCCTCGATCAACCAGTTGAGGATTCCCGGATATTCCGGCTCGAAGCTCGCGATTACATCCTGGAATTCGCGACGGTCTTCCTTGGCGATCTGGCGCGGCCAGTGAATGACCGCCATGCGCCGCCATATACCGTCGTCGGTGCCGGAGATGCGCGGGTATCCATTGCCGCTCATCATGGCGATGAACTTCGGCTCGAAGTCCATGTAGCCGGAAAACAGATCGCGCGCGGTCACGGTCTCGCCGCCGGTCAGCTCCTTGACCAGGTTCTCGCGCAGGTCCTCGCCCTCCGGCAACTCCTTCACGCGCAGCATGCGCTTTCCATAGAGGCGGGCGAGATCCGGGCTGGCACTCCCTGACGAGCCGCCCTCGCCGATGATCGAGGTCGATGGCAGCGTCACCGCCGCCTCGCCCAGCACCCGGCAGAGCGTTTCCATGTAGACCGACTTGCCGTTCGCCCCGTTGCCATAGTGGAAGAACAGATATTGCACGGTGATCCCGAGCATGCTGAGGCCCGAGCTTACCTGCACCAGTCGGCGCACGGCCTCGTCCGGGAGCTTGCTGGAGATGAACGCGTCCCAGGTCGGGCAGCGCGCTTTCGGATCGTAAGCCACGGGCACGACGCTGGTGATCAGGTCCTTCCGTCGGTGCCCGTCGACGACCTTCAGCCGGAAATCGGTGCACACGTCGATGAACTCCGGCGCGTCCGGCGTTTCCTCGAGGCTGACATGGCGCGGGTTCTTTCGCTTCGCCATGGTGCGTTCGAAGCGCAGCGTGGCGTTCTTCACGGCCACCATCCATTTGTCGGCATTGAAGTCGTCCGGACTGCGCATGATGTGAGGCGCGAGGCTCTCCAGCATGGCGTTGATCTTGGCGACGTTCTTCGAGGTCACTGCATGGTCGAGGCGGCGCTTCACACGCTTGCCATGGGCCTCCAGCGCCTTGTCCGCCTCGGCGATCAGCTTCTTTTCCATGGCGCCGCGCTCGTTCTCCGGCTTTTTGCGCGCGTCTTCCGCCTGGTCGATCACCATCTGCTCATAGGGATTGGGCTTGATGTAGAGGATTTCCGCCGCGATCCGGTCGCCGAGCCGCTGTGCGATCGCCTTTGCCTTCGGTCCGCCATTGGCAACGTCCCAGTGCGAACCGGTCCAGACGGCAAAGGTCGGTGTCTTGCCCTTTTCCTGGGCGACCACCAGCAGGTCGTCGCCGAAGTGCAGCTTCAGCCGCTTGCCATTGTCCGTGTCGGAATGGTCCATCTCGGCGCAGAATTCCACGATGGCCGGGTCCGGGTCGCTGTCGCCAGCCACGGCCGCGACAGTCTCGCCCGAAGGGCCTTCGGGGGTTCCGGGGTTTGCGCCATAGGCCGCGCGCTGCTGGCTCGCCTGGGCGAGGATCCGTGCGACGGCGTCCGGAATGCCCGGTTTCTTGGTGTCAGTCATGCCCTGCCCCGTCTTCCTGCGTCATCGCCTCCAGCATCGCGCCGGAAAAATCCTTGCCTTCCGGCGGCCACCAGGTGGTGACCGCGCGGCCCTCGCGCGCCAGTCGCGCCTCGGCGCGGGCCATGTCGGAGGCGGTCGCCACCGGCTCGCTGTCGCCGTCGGCGACCAGCACGAGTTCACTGACATGGTCCGGCACCTGCACGGCTTCGTCGGGGCCCTGGCCGGGTTTTGGCACCGGCCCTTTCACCTTCACGCGCTTCCAGCGCCCGGCCGCGTCCTGTTTCTTCAGTGTCGGATGGTAGAAGGCAGAATCGGGATCGGCCGGCCCGGCCAGATTGCCGATATCGCCGGCCGCGAAATAGAAGGTGTCGTCGCGGAACCCCTCGGCGCCCGCGACCGCGATCACATTCTCGATCCCCTCGCCGCCCAGCCAGCGCGTCGCCTCCGGCCCGCCGCAGATCGGGAGCAACGCACCCTTCTTGGCGCCCTTCATCTTCTTGGTCGGCAGTGGCTCGCCCTTCTCGTCGAGGCCGAGATCCGGCCGGCGTTTTGGCGCGCGGGAGAGATCAATCCAGGTCAGGTGGCAACCGACGATCCGCCCATTCGGGTTAACGAAGGGCGCAACCATGGCCGGCCCGCTATGAATCGAGACCGGCCGACCGAGTTCGTCCTGCCCGTGCCAATAGCTGCAGGCGGGGATAAAGCGCAGATGCTCGAAGACGGCGCCGGGAACATCAAACCCCGCGCGGGCCTTGAGATAACCACCAATTACGGTCGCCCCGCGCAAGGCAGAGGCGCCGTCCGTCCCGCAATCGACCGCATGCAGCCACAGGCCGCGGGCCTTGCCGATTTCCTTGTCGCGGTATTCATTGGCCGCCCTGTCATTCTCGGCGCGGCGCTGCTCGGTGCGGGCCTTTGCCGCGGCAATGCGCGCCTCGCGGGCCTCGCGTTCCTCGTCCGTCTCGCGCTCTCCTTCGGCCGGCACCGGCTCCAACAGCACCGCCGAGCAGGCGATCAGGAATTGCGCGCGGTTGCGCAGGTCGAGACCCAGCCAGTGGGCGGCAATCCCGATCCCGTCATGCCCGCCGGTCGCGCAGCCGCGGCAGTTCCAGACGCCCTTCTTGCGGTTGACCGAGAACCGGTCCTTGCCACCCTCAACCCGGCACGGCCCCTGATATTCCGTCTTGCCCTTCGGCGCATCGGGGATCCGCAGGCGGTCGCAGGCCTCGGCAAAGGACACGTCACGGGCCCGGGCGATGAATTCGTCGAGAATGGTGGTCATGCGCGCCTCACACAAGCAAGGGCTGGACGGACCCGTCGGCGAAGACGGAATCCATCGGCATATCGGCTGCCGGCTCGTCGCCATCCCATCCTTGCGGCCAGGTGTCCTTGCCACCCGACCAGGCAATGCCCCAATGCTCATGCGCCGGGCCATACGCCTGCATGGACTGAAGGGTAAGCTCCAAAGCCTCGTCATAGACGAGCCGTTTCGAGCCCTCGAAGAGAGTGGGCTGCATCATCCCGCCATCTCCCCTCTCAGTTCCCGCAAATCCGCATCGCCCGCGAGACGCAGCCGCCCGGTGCGCAGATAGGCAAAGAGCGCCGTCTCCAGCGCCAGCGTCTCGGCCGAGCGCCCCCAGCTGGCGCGATCGCCGGCGATCACCGGCGTGCCGTGGCTCCAGCCGCGCAGGCGATGCGCCTGGGTGACGGTGCGCAGCAACCCGCGGCAGGCCAGCGGCTCGATGCCGTGGTCAAGCGCTGCGCGGTGTGCCTCGACGATGGTCGGGGCGACCACCAGCAGGATCTTTGGGGTCCTCTCACGCATCGGCGTCACCCCCGGAGCTGGAAAAGCCTTCGTCGAGCAGGGCGCGCACTGCCTTCTCCGTCAGCGCCCAGGTGATCCGCCCCCGGCTGTCCGTGGCGACACGCTGGATCAGCCCCAGCGTGAGCAGCCGGCCGCAGGTAGCCTTCGCCGCCTTGTCGGATGTCTCCAGCTCCGCGCCGAGCGCCTGATAGCCAAGGCAGAACTGCCCGCCATGCCGGGAAAGCGCCTCAAGCACGCGTCGACCGCGCTGCGAAATCTCGCCCTTCTTCGACCTTCCGGCGTCGGTTCCGCGCCCGACCGACAGGGCCGGCTGGCCTTCGCCCGGCGCCGCCCGCTCGCCGCCGAGGCGATATTCGCTCCGCAGCAGGCGCAGCCGGGCCAGAACGTCGATCGGCTGACCGAGGATCTTGGCAAGCGCCGCCTTGCCATAGCCCCGCTCGACCATCAGCCGCACCAGCTCGGCGCGTTGATGCTCGGCCAGCGCCTCGAACCGCGCCGGGTTCATGTCGAAAGGCTTGTCGCCAAAGATCTGGATCGCGGTCATGACCACCTCGAGGCGCGTTTCTGGGGACGGACGGAAGAGACGGACGGCGGCGGTTCGACGCCCGCGGCGTCCGCCAGTCGGGGTTCACCCTTCACTGCAGCGACTGCGCCGCCGTCCGGTGGGAAATGGATGTGCGCCAGCGCCGGCATGGCCTCGCCGCGCTCGGCGCAATATTCGGCAATCAGCGCCGCCTCGCGCGCCGCCGTCCGGTTCAACCAGTCAGCGATCCGGTCAGCATGGCGGCCATAGTCGAGATCGAAGCGCCGGCCCTTGCGCAGCCGCTCTTCGCGCCACAGCGTCTCGGTTAGCGACCCGTCGGAGAACCAGACAGACAGCACCGGCGCATCATTCGGCAGCGCGGCGATCCGCTCCGGCGAGGAGACAATCGACAGCCAGGTCGGGGCGTCCTTGAGAGTCAGGCCAAGCAGCCCGCGCACGGCCTTTTCCGGATGGTCGGTGACGAGAAAGAGCATCGGGCCGGTCATTCTGCGGCCTCCGCTTCGAACTTCTCCAGCTCGTTGCCGAAACAGGACCAACCGGCCCGGCGGCGGCGCGCAAAGATGTCCGCGCGGGGCCCTTCGGGCACCAGCTTTTCCAGCATCTGGTAGAATTCTTCGGGCTTGCGGCTATGCTCGCGGGCGAGCCCGTCGACAGCGGCATCCTCGATCGTTTCGATCAGATTGGCGGTCGAGGACCCGGCCACCCTGGCGCCGCGAAGCGTGGCCACGATAAAGGGCTCGCACACCGAACGCAGCACATAGCCCGTGCCCCAGCGCAGCTTCTCGTTCCGGGTCCTCTTGACCCAGACGCCGCCGGTGACCGGCTCAACGCCCCACTTGCGAATAATGCCGAGCTGCTGGTCGATCAGCGGCCAGGTGCACCAGGCGACGAGGACACCGCTCGGCGCCAGAAGATCCCCCACCCGCAGCGCGCCGATATCGGCCATCGACATGGTGCCGTATTGGGCCTCGGGGCTCTTGCCGAGCCCCTTCTCCGAATAGGCCTTCCAGGGCCACGGCGCGTCGATCACGGCGAGATTGAAACTGAACAGCGGCAGCCCGAAATCGATCATGGGCGCGCCCTCGCCTTCGGCCAGGCCTCGCTCAGCGTGCGGGTCATGATGCCCCGGCGCGGGCGCCAGTCGCGGGCGCCTTCGATCGAGATCTGGGCCACCAGGTCCTCGGTGTCGCCGCAGCCGACGATAACGCAGCCCGCCGCGTCGAAGTCGATCAGAACGGGCTTGGCCAGTGGCAAGAATTCGGGCTCGATGGCCGGCTGTGCGCTTGTCATTCGCCGCTCCCCACGATTTTCAGGCCGCCTCGCTCGCCGCCGGAGGCCTTCACGACGGCAATCGAGTTGCGGAACTCGGAGAGCGAGCGCTCCGCCTCGGATGCGCCACGGTCGATGATATGCGCCTCGGTCGGACTGACCACGCCGTCGGAATAGGCGGTGGCGACATCGCCCGCCAATGCCGCCATACGCTGCATCAGGTCGGCATGGGCCGACAGAATGCCCGCCTGCTGCGCCTTCTCATCTTCCGGGTCGGTCAGCCGTCGGCCGTTGGCGCCGGCCATCACGGCGGTGACGAAGGCGCGGCCGCAGTCGGCTTCGAGCGATACGACCGCCGGGATCGGCATCAGGGTCGGATCGTTGCGATCCTTCCACCGGCCCACCGTCGTCTTGCCGTAACCGCATTTCTCCGCGGCCCGCTCGATGCCGCCACAGGCCTCGATCACGTCGAACTGCGCGGCTTTGAGGCGAAAAAGAAAGGCATCCATCGTCTTGGCTCCAAAGACAAAAAGGCTTCCCGCGCCGGGAAAACCCGGCGTCGTTTCCCGTGGCGGGAATGGTTTCTTCGTGGTTAGTTCAGTGCCTGCGGGTCACGGTGGCGCCCGCCCCGGCCGCAATACTTCGGCGGCCTTCCTGCGAAGCCCGTGAAAGGAAATGTGGAAATGAACAGCGAAACGCCCGATCCGAAAGACGAAGACGGCTATGTTCCGGTCGATGCATTCATCGAGATGACAGCTCGGCTGACTGGCCGGATCCAGGCCCTTGAAACGGTGCTGCAGACGTTGCTCTCGGAGCGTGCCTCCCTGGCCATTCTGGAACGCCGGGCGGACGCTGTGCTTCTTCATGCCGAAGCGTCGAAGATTGCCGACGGCAAGATGCCGGAAGAAGCCATGCGCAGCCACGAATGGGCGAGCCAGGCGCTTCATGCCCTGTTTCGAAACGCCGACATTGCCCGCAGCGTCCGCTGATGGCTGAGCCATCACAAAAGGCGCGCATTCATTCAGCATGCGTTGGTAGGACCGGTTCATTCGGCATCTTCCTTCATCATTTCTTCGGCGGAGGCGGGCCATCCGCCTGCACGACGCGAAATCTGGATTCCGGTGCACGACCGCACCGGGAAGCGACAATCGACTGAACCCGGAGAGACAAGGCATGACGACCAGCAG